CCATCAACATAAAATTTACTAAAAGTATCATAAGCAGTATTGGTAAAATCTAAAAGAGATAATACTTCATCAAACTCCGAAATTATTTTAGCTTTAACTTTGTCTGGTAAATCAGAGTCATCTAATATGATTTCTACAACTTTGTCATCAGAGTCAACACTAATAGCTTCGTTTACGATCTCGTCTACAGCCTGTGTAATTTCAGGTTGCATTGCTAGACCACGATATTTTGATACAAGCTCTGATTCGGTTTTAGCATTACCTTCTAAGTCTAGAATAGTACTGTAAAATCCGCCCATCGTATTGCCGACAGTGATAGCACCGTCATCGTTCGAAGGTTCAGCAAAAGAGACCGGTTCATTACCGGTCTCCTCATATTCTCTTTTTATTTCAAAACCAAATAACTTCACTTTAATTCCTCACATTATATATTAAGTTGTTGGTACGCCGGTATTTCCTTCAACTCTCCACAAATCATACTGGAATGTAACGCCAAATTCTTCAATTGAATCGGTTTGGCTCCAGTCTAACTGAATGCCGTCGATAGAAATCGGGAACATGCCTTCAAAAACATATGTCCGTAGTGGCGAACCATCTTTGCTGTACTGAGTAACCTGTCCAGTAGACTTATACTGTTGTGGCAACCCTCTTGAGTTAGAATCGTGAGAGTTAATAAAGTTCATCCACTCTTCCATAGCGTTACGGATAGCGAAGTCTTCATCGTTGATAACTGTTACGGTCCAATCTGCAAATGTTCGATCACCGGCATACTTGACCTGGCGCCCAAAATAGGGCACCGTGTATTGGCCAACTGTTGACTCTGGAATTCCAGCTGCTCTTATCATAAATGGTACTTTGATATCAGCAGTGGAATTAACCGGATTGGTGATTTGACATTGGAAGAGCGTAGGACGCGCACCGCCACCCACGAGTTCGGATTTGAACTGGTTGATGTTAAATGCCATGTGTCTTTCTCCTTTTAATTGTATTTATTACGTGAGCTGACCGACGATTTCGTCAAACTCAACACCGGTTCTTGTTGCTACGAACGTAAGCTCGATAACATTAATAGAACGGGCTGGCTTGATGAAAATGCTCGCGCGGAATTTGTTTTGATCAATAACTTCAGGAGTATTAACAGTAGAATCAGAAACAACTCTAAAATCAATAATTCCACGACGTCCTTGGATGTCACGAAGGAATGGATCTACAATGTTCTTAAACTGAGTTTGAGTAAAATCATCATTAAACTCGAATAAGAAACTTTCAGCTGCTGTTGCAATTGATTTTTCAACAGCAATAAACAATCTGCGAACGTTGAGTCGGTCAAACGCACTTGCTGTTCCAAGTCCTGTTTTATCACCAAATAGTACGATTCCTCGACCTGTCTGAGACATAACTGGGTTAACATCTGCGCTGTATAATTGATCTCGCTGTGGTTTACTTGGATTAAATGCTAGTTTAACGATATTTTTAATAATACCTTTTCTATAACCAGCTGGGGATTCCCAAGCATCCACTCTTGAAGCAAGACCTGCCATATCACCATTTAGAGGAGTCCAACGATACTTATCATTAAACTTGTCATACCGATATTTATAACCACTGTCCATGAACCAGTAAGAAGAGTTCTGAACTTTATTACGGTATGCAATAGCATTTTCTAGCTTTGAATTTGTTTTTAACTCATCAACTACAGCTTCTTTAGATGGTGATAGGAACGCTACACAATCTTTTCTGTAATCGGCTAAGTTAGAAACAATATAGTTTGCACGTACACCAGCATCGTCGCCTTTGCCCTGAAGAACGAATGCAATATCAATTTCATTTGCATTTTTGAGGGTATCCCAAGCAAAAGCTAAGGTACCTAACGTTGCACTAGTTTCAGTAGAAGCATCTGTACCATCAGACATAGTTTCGTATGTATTTACTGTCTGTGTGCCAGTGCCGATTACTGTTGTGTTTGCAATCTTAATCCAAGAAGACATATTTTCGATGACTGTTGAATAATAGTTAGTTGCACCTTGGGCAGTTAACGCGCCTGGAGTTGTAGATACATTTGCAAATGTTTCCAGAACAGTATTTGGAGTACCACTAATTTGGCCATCTTTGTCAATTACTGCGACATGGATATTACCAACTGTTGGTGCTGTACCAAATATAGAGTTATGTTGCCATTTCTTAACAAAAGACAGCTTGCTCAAATCAGTTTCGGCAAGTGTATAACGACTTGTGAATCCAATAGCTTGAGTAAATCCGACAGTTGCAGTTACTGCAGTATTACCTGTTCCAAATACTGCTTCAATATCAGTAACACTAGAAGTTTGTACTACAAGTTCTTGATAACCAATACTTGAGTTACCAATAACAAGAACATCTCCAACATCAACAATCGGAAGAATTGTAGTATTAGCAACTTCAAAAGAAAGTGCACTAGTATTAAACTCTATAGTTTGTGAAACTGAAGTATTAGAAATTGCGTTTTCTGGAATATCGCCAACTACTGCAATTGATGTAGAGTATGCAGAAGATGTAGACCAAGAAACTTCAATTGAGTTACCTAGTGCACCAGGATATTTTGCGCCAAATGCAGCGTATACACTGTCTTCTGCAATGATTTCATTATTTGCGTCGAGTACAATAGTTGTACCAGAGGCAGTTGCAGATGAGTCATCAGCTCGCACAACGTATAACGCGCTTGAGTATGATAGATAATCAGATGCACTGAAAAATGTTTCGTAGTTGTCGTCTGTTGGTTTACCAAAGCGGTCTACTAAGTCATTTTCAGAAGTGATTAAAATGGGGTCATTAACTGGTCCCCATTTAAAGATACCGGCCAATGCTGCCGGAGCTGTTGCAACACCCGGCACTGTTTGACTCGCATCCACTTCACGAACAATAACGGAAGGACTTACGGAAAAAGCCATGTTTTTCTCCTTTAATTAATTAGAAACGCGTTTATATTTTAATATTATTGTTTCTATTTATAATTTATTCGATTTGCTTTATGAGCGCTTATAGTCTAATGCCGTCGTCTGCGTAAAAATCTTCATCGCCGACATCAATGAAACCTAGTGGTAACATTTCTTCTTCAATTTGCTCGTCTGTTTTTTCTCTAAGTTTTGTTAATGTGTTTATATCAGTCATATCTTTAAAATATGTCTGTTCTGTCATCCATGAAAACAAAACTAAATTCATTACTAAGTCATCGTGAAACCCAGATTCTGCTTCATATGAGTTTGCTTTCTTTGAAAATCTACTCAATTCTTGTATAGTGTCATAATCACGTATGAATAATTGGTTCTGTTCTACAAGCATTTTAAGCATAGAACAACCAACAGATTTTACAAGTTTAGTTGTTCTAATACCATTATCGACATTTTTACCAAATCCAGCACTTAAAACTTTACCACTTCTGCCAGAATTTTGCGTATAAAGTAAATTTTCGTATCCAAGATCTAGTGTAAGGATATCGGAAACTTGTCCACCAATATCATTAATTTCTACTAATATGCCTGCTTCGTTGTAAATCATACCAGCTCTATATAGTACTGATGCAAAATCAACCGGGCCTATCATATTATCTTTATAACTACCAACAGATCTATAAGGCATACTTGTAATATCAAAAATAGTAAAAGAAGAAGAATCTAAACCTTTGCCTCGGGCAACATCTGCAGTAATTACATATTGATGACCTTTTTCAGCTCTTTCGTATTGACTTAATCCTTCTGCTTTAGCAATAGGTTGCTCAGGATATAACTCTTTTAATTTACCACCACTAATAAGTGTACCAGAAGATCCTAAGAATTCACAGCAATATTCTTGGTTAAACTTAGCTTCGTCGTGGTCAAGAGCTTCAATAGTTTCTTTACGCCATTTTTCATCGCGGCCAGGAACATCATACCACATAACTTCTTGATATTCATAACCGTTGGTACCTTCCTTAGCACCCTTGCATGTTTTCCAAAAATGATTCAATCCATTTGGAGTTGAGGTCATCAAAAGTTTTGTAGATTCACCAGATGAAATAGTAGGATATACTGAAGCAAAAAACTCGTCGTAACCCTCAATGAATGCAACCTCATCTAGATACAGGAAGTTAATAGACTTACCACGAATAGCACTAGAAGATGTAGTACCGGCAAGTACCTTACAGCCATTTTCTAGCTCAATGTTGCCTTTATTCCACTCTTCTATGCCTTGCTGCAGCCACTTAGGCAATGCCTCATATGCTAACTTAACTCGTGCCATAACCTCTCTAGAGGCATCTCCTTTGTTTGCAAGGATAGCTACGGTCTTAAACTCGTTAAACAAAATATAATGTAGAATAACCGCAACTGCTGTAGTAGTTTTACCAGACTGACGGGCAGTTAGAACGGCAACTCGCCTACTTCTAAAGATTTTATCACATATTTCTTTTTGGTAATCATACATATCAAAAGGTACAAGACCTCTATCAACATGCACAATTTTAATGTATTGTTTAGAGAAGTAAACTGGATCATCTGAGCATTTTGCATACTCTTTAAGCAGTTCAGGAGTCCATTCAATCTGCTCTTGAACTTTCTTAAGATGTGAGTTACCTAAGTACCCGTCACCCATCTTTTTCGCCTTTCATCATCTTCAAAAGATCTGCAGTAGATAAAATTAGATTGTTATTTGTAACGTTTGTTTGGGCTGCTTCTTTTGGCCCATTAACTTCTTCTTTAGCATATTTCTTTTTAGAAGATATATCAGCATAATCTTTGTTAGCGTCAAGCATTGTTTTCATAAGAGTACCGACAACTTCAAATGCGCGTGGTTGCTCTGACTGTTTTGCAATCTCAAGCATTTCGTACATAGCATCTTTACCAATATCAATAACACTTGCAATGTTCTGACGTACCATTTCTATATCTTTTAAATTTTCTTCGTGATCATCATTAGAAACCGCTGGTAATTGCAATGACGTATCATGCTCAATAACAGAAGGCGTATATTTTTCATCTTCATCTATATCAGACATTTGGCGAATACCAAGTGCAGAAGAAATCTTTTCGTCGCTCATTATACATCCTCAAATATTGTAATAATACCCCAATCATCGCCAAACTCAATTTGTTGGTAAGCAACCGAAGTTGCTGCAGGGTTTCCAACAGTAACAGTCGGTGCAGATCTATAACCAGAACCAGGGTTTGTTACTATGAAACCAGTAGCTTGACCAGTTTCATCAATGGAAATAGTTGCTGTTGCAGTATTAGCAACAACAGAATCTATAGCAACATTCGCAGAAATATAGAACTTACCATTGTTATTTATGGTAATTGAAGTTACAGATCCATCAGTCAGAATAGCAGTTGCTAATGCTTGATAATCTGATGCTTCGCCGTCTGGTGCAGAAATTGTAATCAATGGTGTAGTGCCAGTATAGTTAGAACCAGCGTTTGTTATATCAATTAATGTTACTTCACCTTCAGTTACTACAACAGTTGCAGTGGCGTTATTCCGGTCAAAATTGCCAGTGTAATTACTTCCAGTTGTTGGTGCTGTTGGTATTGTATAAGTGCCGACTGGTGTTAATCCAACAATCTGACTAACAGTCAAGTTATCTAAGGCACCAATGAAGCTTCTTTCGTTTGTAGAACGTTCGCCGATAATAACATCAACTCCGCCGCCAAGTAAGAATCCTTGAGGAGCACTAGCTCCTGCATCTACAATACCGTTTACTAACCATCTTGCTGTGCTACCATAATGCTCAACACGACAATGATTCCATTCATTCAAATTTAATGCTTCAGGAGTAGATCTTGCAGGAGCTCCGCCAGTTGCATGGAACAAGGCTAACTCACCAGTTGATTCTACTTCAATTCTCATTTGACTACCTTGGAACCACAATATCGTATTATCACTCGCGTTGAATTCTTCTGGGTAGAGCCAAAATTCTATTGCAAATCCGCCGCCAGCAGTAACTAAATTGTAGTCAGTTGTGTGACTAAAAGTTGTATCTGTGTAATTTGCATGGTACAACGCGTCATCACCAAACTTAACATAAGCAGATTTTAGCGGTGGTGGTGATATAGAGACCGTAGCTGAGTCATAGTAAGTACCGCTGTTAGTTATACCAATAGAACCAATAGCGTCATTAGAGATCACTGCAGAAGCACTGGCGGTGGTTACAGGAGCGTCAGGAGCACTGATTGTAATGGCTGGAACGGTAGAATAGTACCCACCAGCTTCATCAATTATGAACGATGATATGGCGGTATTCGCAATTACTGGTGTAATTTGAGCATTTAGTACGTCTGGTGCAGCAATAGTAACTGGGATACTATTATTTGGATCATAGTTTTCACCATCATCTATAATAGTGATTTCAGAAACCGTACCATTTGAAAGAGAAGATGTTGCCGTAACAGTTACACCGTCTTCGTAAAGTGGGTTACCATTAATATCTAAGCCAGGCTTTATTTTAACTGATTCTTCTGCTATGCTATTATCAAGAGTACTAGTTGCTAAATCTACATCGATAAATTTGATTACTTTCTTCTTCTTTTCAGGACCAAAGTACCAGCCTTTTAAAGTAAAAGTGAGCGTGTATAGAATAGTTTGTCTTGTCTCGTAATCACCTTCGTAAAGATCTTCTGTTGTAACGCTGTTTAAAACAATAGGAATATCAATAGCGTCTAAATCTTCTACCATCTTCGCAGAAACAGTCCAATCAGGAGCAAAGAACGGCAGAATCTGCTCCATAATTTTTGTTGCATCCTCTGAGTACTTTGTCATAATATACAAAGAAAACTCGAGGTTATATGGAACTGAAGAATATACAAAGCTTCTTGCTGAATCAGTTTCAGCCTTTGCTTCTTTACGCATCTTTTGTGTTGACCCGATTTTTCTTGCTGGGTCATATGATAGACTTG